AAATATTATTTTATGGAATTTTAATGAAAAGATATAATTACCTAAACAACAAAGATATTTTACTAGAAATACACAAATCAAAAAATACATTTTGCAGCTATGTCGATGATGATTATCATCAATATGATATTATTATACCAATGCCTACACCGTATTCTACTCTAGACGAAACTTTGCAAAAAATAAACATTAGAACTGTAGCAGAAGCTAAACGTAATAAAGCAAAAAGATTACAACATCAAGATTACGACCGGCGAAAAGCAGCAGGCGAAAAAATAAAACTAGCCGAATGCGAAGTTAATTATAAAAAGATTGATAAAAAAGATCTTATTTTTAGAGTTATGACTTTTGATCATATCCCAGAAGAAATTGGCAGAAAGAAAACTCCTAAGTCTCTAGCTGACACAAAAACTAAACTAAACTTTCCTGCTTTTCAACATTTTAAATTTAACGAAAATGACGAATTAGAATGTATAGGCAAAAGTCATTGGCAAGGCGGCATGGAAAATGGTTATTTTGACAAGCAAAGCGGCAAAGTTACCAATAAACTTGCTCATATGTGGATGAAATTGTGCGAAAGATATTCTACTAGAGGTAACGTTAGAGGATATACTTATAACGACGAAATGAAAGGGCAAGCTATATTACAGCTTACCCAAATAGGACTACAGTTTGATGAATCTAAGAGTCAAAATCCATTTGCATATTACACAGCAGCAGTTACAAATAGTTTTGTACGGGTTATAAATTTAGAAAAACGTAATCAAAATATTAGAGACGACATTTTAGAAATGAATAATATGAATCCTAGTTATACAAGACAAAGTCAACGTGACTGGGATGCTTCAAATTAATAACATACGAGGAAAAATTGTTTAAAAAAGCAGCAATCTTCACAGATATTCACCTTGGCTTAAAAAGCAACAGTAAAATACATAATACCGACTGCGAAGAATTTGTAGATTGGTTTATCGAACAAGCAAAAGAAAATAATTGCGAAACTGCAATATTTTGTGGCGACTGGCATCATAATCGTAGCAGCGTTAATATCGGTACACTCGATTATACTGTACGTTGTTTAGAAAAATTAGGCAAAAGTTTTGAAAATTTCTACATGTTTGTAGGTAATCACGACTTATATTACAAAGATAGACGTGATGTGAGTTCAACTAACTTTGCTAGGCATATTCCAGGCGTTACAGTTATTGATGAATTTACTGAAATCGAAGATGTTGCGTTTGTGCCTTGGCTAGTTGACAACGAATGGAAGAAAATAGAACAATCAAAGTCTAAATATATGTTTGGTCACTTTGAATTGCCAACATTTTTAATGAACGCTCATGTTCAAATGCCAGAACACGGTGATCTAAGAGCATCTCATTTTGTTAATCAGAAGTATGTGTTCTCAGGGCACTTTCACAAGCGTCAAATAAAAGGTAATATCCATTATATTGGCAATGCTTTTCCTCATAATTACTCAGATGCATGGGACGACGAACGTGGCATGGTAATTTTAGATCGAGAAAACGACAAGGAACCCGAATATATCAATTGGTCTAACTGTCCTAAGTACCGTACAGTAAAACTTTCTGAGCTGCTTGACCCCGAAAGCAATATTATCAAAGACAAAATGTATCTTAGAGTTTCTATTGACATTGATATTAGCTACGAAGAAGCTAGTTTCATTAAGGAAACTTACGTTAAGCAGCATAATTGCAGAGAAATTACACTTATTCCACAAAAACAGATTGATGAAATTACTACTAATCTAGATATTAGCAAATTTGAAAGCGTAGATGAAATTGTTTCTAAAGAAATTGTAGCAATTGATTCAGAATCGTTCGATCAAAAATTATTACTAGACATTTATAGAAATCTATAGTATATTATACTAAAAATAACCTATATGACAATTCTAATTAAAGATTTAACAGTTAAAAACTTTATGAGCGTTGGTAATCAAACTCAAGCAGTTCGATTTGATCAAGAACAGCTCACTCTAGTGCTTGGTGAAAACTTAGATCAAGGAGGTGATGACTCAGGCTCACGAAACGGGACGGGCAAAACTACAATTATTAATGCATTGTCTTACGCTCTCTACGGCCAAGCACTAACTAATATCAAAAGAAACAACCTTATTAACAAAACGAACTCAAAACACATGTTAGTAACGTTGAATTTTGAAAAAAACAATGTTCAATATCGTATCGAACGTGGTAGATCGCCTACATTTACTAAGTTTTATGTGAATAATGAAGAACAAGAGCTTACAGACGAGTCACAAGGCGACTCTCGAAAGACTCAAGAGTCAATTAATGAGCTATTAGGTATGAGTCACGATATGTTTAAGCATATTGTAGCACTTAATACCTATTCAGAGCCATTTTTAGCAATGCGTACCAACGATCAGCGTGCAATTATTGAACAATTGCTTGGTATTACCATACTTTCTGAAAAAGCTGAGACTCTAAAAGAGAAAATTAGAGAAACAAAGACTACTATTGACTCTGAAACTAACAAAATTACAGCAATTCAGTCAGCAAATGAGAAAATTGAAGAAACAATTGCCAGTCTTGGTGGTACTCAACGTGCTTGGCAAGCAAAAAGAAAGCAAGATATTGAAAAATTAGAAGCTGCTATCAATGAATTGGGCAAACTAGACATTGATTCTGAGATCGAGAACCACGAAAAGCTACAAAATTGGCAAACAACCAATACTGAACTTGAAAATTTGCAAAAAGAACGGATAGCTTTAGAGTCTGCACAGCAAAGAGCACAAAAAACTGTAGACAAAATAGAAAAAGATATTCAAGATCTTGAAGATGCAGTGTGTTATGCATGTGATCAACCACTGCACGACGACAAAAAACAAGAAATTCTTGCAAAAAAGACCAAAGAATTAGACGAATCTGCAAAATATTTGCAAGAAATTGCCGAAACGCTTGATAAAACACAGAAAAGCATTGCTGATATTGGTGATTTAGAAAGCAAACCCACAGTTTTTTATGAATCTATGAAAGAAGCATACGAACATAGACAAAACATAGACAGTCTTTCACAAAGTCTTGAAGCAAAACAGAACGAAACTGATCCTTATGAAGCACAAATTAAAGAACTTACCAATACTGCACTTCAAGAAATTGATTGGTCAACTGTAAATCGTCTTACTGATTACCAAGATCATCAAGAATTCTTGCTAAAATTGCTTACAAATAAAGATAGTTTCATTCGAAAGAAGATTATTGATCAAAATTTGAGCTATTTAAACAACAGGCTTACTTCATATCTTTCAAAACTTGGTCTTCCGCATCAAGTTGAGTTTCAAAATGATCTAAATGTAGAAATTACGCAACTAGGACAAGATCTAGACTTTGATAACTTGAGTCGAGGCGAGCGTAATAGACTTATACTTGGATTGAGTTTTGCATTTAGAGACGTATGGGAAAATCTGTATCAAAATATCAACTTATTGTTTATTGACGAGCTGATAGACAGCGGTATGGACTCAGCAGGTGTTGAAAATGCACTCGGCGTAATCAAACACATGGGCAGAGAAGGTAGAAAAAATGTTTTCCTTATCTCGCACAAAGATGAATTAGTAGGAAGAGTAAATCATGTGCTCAAAGTAATAAAAGAATCAGGTTTTACTTCTTACTCAACAGACTTGGATGTTGTAGAATGACCGAAGAATCAAATAACAAAGAAGAAACAACTCATGAAAAGTTAGTAAAAGAGTATCTAAGGTACTACGACGCTAATATAAAATTTCAAAGCAGGCACAGTTTTAGAACACACAGATCAAGTAGAAGACACTTAAGAAATATTATCAAATTGGCTAGAGACAGGCAAAAAGAAATACACGAAGAATACGCAAAAAATAAAAAAACCAGAAAGAAAGGCACTGACTAAGGCATGAATATAAACATTATATGGAATGGACCTATAAAGGCAATGTAATCGATAGTTTACCTGATAACTGTGAAGGTTTTGTATATGTTATTACAAATACAACCAATGGTAAGCAATATATAGGCAAGAAATACGCAAAATCTACAAAAACTCGACCACCTCTTAAAGGAAAGAAAAACAAAAGGCGTACAAAAGTAGAAAGTGATTGGAGAGACTACTGGGGTTCTTCAGATCATTTAACAAAA